AGGGTGAGGTCTGCGACGAGCTGCGTACCGCCATCCATAGCGCTGACTTCGACGGCTCGGATGATAGCGTGGGCGCTCTCAACTCGGCCATCGGAGAATGGGAGGGCCGCATTGCAGAGGCGTGCGGAAAGCAGGATTTCCACGGGCATGGCACCTACCACGTGTCCGCGGCCGACTCGATGGGCCTCTCGCTAGTATGCACCGCCATTACGCGCCCTGTCTGTGCGTCCGGTGATGTCACGCACGAGTCCTGTCAGTGGTCAGGCGACGCGTCCGATCTCGTCGAGATCGAGTACATGCCAGAGGTCCTACGCTCCAGCCATATCGCCGCCGGAAATAGCGGATGCTACCCGGCCAATGGAGCCATCCGCATCTGCGTCTGCCCGGAGTGTGCGGAAGAGCTCGTAGACGGTGAGTGGTGCAGAGAGGTCGAGTAGGCCATGAGCATCACCATCATCCAGCACGACCCAGAGGCGCGCGTCACGGTCGGCGGCCCTGCCGACATCTGCGGAAGGCCAGGACTCGTCACTCTCGACGTGACGCCGCCCCTGGTGCGGCTCAAGCCGGCCATCGCCCTGCAGGTGGCTGGCAAGCTGGCCAAATTCGCGCAAGCGGCCGCCGGCAAAGGCCAGTCGAGCGTGGCTACGAGCGAGGCAGCTCGCGCCCTAGGGGCTGGCAGCGCATCCAAGGCGGGAAAGGCCAGCCAGGCACTGATTACGAAAGAGGAGCGCAGCAGGAGGGCTAAACTTAGGGCGGAGAATCGGTGGGGAAAGACGCAGAGGAGTTGACTCCGCGGGCGCGCCGGCGCACGCTAGCGATCGCCCTCATGAATTGCGCATATGGACAAAGCGAACGCCCCGCGCGACTGACGCCGGCAACGATTCGCGAGTACAAGGCTAGCCCCGGCGAGGGAACCTCAAGGCGCGGCGCCCGCTCAACACTCTTGGCCGCCACCGTCTGCACGTGCCAGGGCTAGACCGACATAGCGACGGGTGAGCTGACGGGCCGCTGTGCCTGCCTTGCCGAGTCGCGTGAAATAGTCAGAGACCTGGTGTAGACGGGAACCAGAAGAAGAATCCGGAGAGTGGAGATTTTGCGCGTGCGGCAAGAGCCCACGTATTGGACACAACGAATACTTGACTTTGGACGGCAGTCGGTATCACCCTTTATCGACGTGAAAGAATCAAAAGCAAGTATTGGGCTGGAAACGATTTTGAGAGTGCCGCTCGCTGCGCTATCGCCAGACCCGGCCAATGCACGCAAAGATAGGCTTCCGATAGACGTCCTGGCCGCTGACCCGAAGAACCCCCGGCAGATGTCCGCTCGGGCACGCGACGGTCTATGTGTTTCTCTCGAAACCTTCGGGCCGCTCGACATCGTATTCAACGAGACCACCAAGCAACTCGTCTCTGGCCATCAAAGAATTGCAGCGCTCAAGGCGGCGGGGGCAACCGAGCTTGTCCGTGATGGGCAGTGGTTCTACGTCGAGCATCCAAAGACGAAGGAGCGCTTCCCTGTTCGGATAGTAGCGTGGGATGAAACGCGGCAGCGTATGGCCAACCTCGTGGCCAACAACCCGAAAATATCCGGTGAGTTCACCGAGGACGTGCTGGCGCAGCTCAAGGAGCTGGAGGGAGAAGCCGGATTCGAATTGCTGGCGCTAGACGAGCTGGAAAAGGAACTAGAAGCCGTACCCGCCGAGATGGAGACCGCTCGCAAACGCGCGTCCCTGGAAGATTTTGATCTTTCTCCGCCTCCTAAGAAGGCGTGGATCATGATCGCCACGTCGAGCGACCTGTTGCCAGAAATTGCGGCAGCTATTCGCAAGTTTGAGGGCGACGATACCCGCGTTGAGGTCAGCGGTGGCTGACAAGACCGACAATGGCGATCCCTTCAGCAAGATCGCCGTGCGCCAGCAGGCTATAGACTGGGCGCCAAAGAGCCCGGCAATTCTCGAATGCTATGCAGGCGAAGGCCACATGTACCGCGCAGTATGGAAGTCGGCTGCAGGTCGGCATCTTGGGATGGACAAAAGGTTTGCCCGCAAGACCGGGGACGAAAACGGGGAGTGCTGGAAAGGCGACAACGCTGTTATGATCAAGCGAGCGATGTCTCTCGGTCCTTGGGACATTATTGACCTTGATGCCTACGCAAATCCATGGCCACTTCTGCGCCAGGTCCTCAAGCTACATCCAGAGCGCAACATGGTGGCTCTGGCGACGTGCACTCTTTGCCGAGCCATCGAAGTAGGGTACAGTGATTTCGCGTGCGCGGTCGCGGGGGCCAATCTTACCTATACCGGCTTGATGCGCCGTTGGTACGACGATATTGTTCGGTGGGCGGTCGATTGGGCTTCTCGCGGAGCGCTGGTCCAACCCACAGAATGCAAGAGGTTGCAAGCTGACAATTCGATCACAGGTGACCCCCCCAGGACATATTATTATGCAATGCGTTTTGAGCCCATCAAATGTCAAAAACACTAGCGAAGTCAAGTGGTTGCATGCTATTCTTCGATCAGGAGGAACGACATGAACGACACCGAAATTCGCTGGACAACTTTGACTTGGAACCCCATGAGCGGCTGCGAGTCCGTCACGCCGGGATGCAAATTCTGTTACGCCCGATCGTTGGCCGAGAACAAGCGGGGAACCGCGGCGTTTCCCCAAGGATTCGATCTGACGATTCGCCCGCACAAACTGGTCGAGCCCACGAAGGTCAAGACGCCATCACTTATTTTCGTGAACTCGATGAGCGATCTCTTTTGGGAGAAGGTAGAGGATTCGTATCGCGACCGCGTGATCGACGTGATCGAGTCGACACCGCAGCATCAGTATCAAGTGCTCACCAAACGCCACGAGAATCTTGTCAGGTACAGCCATCGCCGCAAATTGCCCGAGAACTTCTGGGCCGGCGTCACGGTCGAGGATCAAAAGCGTGCGGACTTTCGCATCCCGGCGTTGCTCAAGGTCGATGTGCCTGTGCGATTTTTGTCGGTCGAGCCGGCGCTGTCGCTCGTGGACGTGCGACCATGGATCAAACATCTTCAATGGGCAATCTGGGGCGGGGAATCCGGCACGCACCTGATGGACGCCAAGTGGCGCGACATGCGCGGATGCGCGGCCAGGGACGACAGGGGCAAATGGGCTCCTCGCGTGGATCGCATGGACTGGCCGCGCGCACTACGCGACGCCTGCGTTGGTGCTGGGGTGCCATTCTTTTTCAAGCAATGGGGCGGGGTTCGACCAACGTCAGCAGGACACGAACTAGACGGCAGGAGGTGGGAACAATTCCCGGATGTACATGCCGTAGCTGTGACTGGGCATCGACTGCAGCAAGCAAGCTTGGCGATTTAGAAAAAAAACGCACGACACTAACGGGCCGCGGAGCGGAAAACTCCGATGGCCCGTTTTGATATTCAGGAGCGATGATCCATGTCTGACGACTCCCCCACCCCGCCCAGCAAGCGCGGCACGAACCCCCGCAGCCTCGGCAACCTGCGTCCGGCCGTGAAGGGCGAGCCTGGACGCAACCAAACAGGAAACAACGGGCGCACGCGCGGGGAGCGAGTCGCCAAAATATTGGATGCACCAGCCATCACGACGATCGAGCTGGCGATGGTGCGCAAACTTGGCCTGCCAGACAACACGCCAATGATCGACGCTCTCGTGCATCGGGAGATTGTCGCCGGGCTTGGCAAGAGCGACCTCGCTCGTAAAGGCTTGCGCGAGCAGTACGCCGGCAAGCCTCGCCAGCAGATGGACCTGTCGAGCGGAGCCGGCAGCATGAGCCCAGGCCGCAAGGCTACCACCGCCGAGACCAGGCAGGAGCTCGATCGGGTGCTAGAAGCTCTCGGATCTGCTCCGCCTGCCGGCGAGGTCTCCCAAGACTCGTCGGCTCCAGAGGCGGAAGGCGGCCCCGTAGCTGAGGGCGAGGCGGCCAAGGCCGCGCCGTGACCGCAGCGCAGATAGCTCGACTCCGCGCCGATCTTCCGCGCATGAGCCAAGACGAGCGCGAGTATATCGTGCGGCTCTTGCGCGAGCAGGTGGCGCCGGAGCGGCCCGACGAGTTCATTCGCCGCGTGGCCCCCCGGCACCCACCGCCGAGGCACATCCGGCCGATCCTAGACCTGTTCGCGCGTGGGGAGCACGAGGAGGTTCGGGCCTGCATTGCGATACCACCGGGTCACGCCAAAACGTTGACCATTCTGCGCTGTATGGCGTGGTGGATGCAGTATCACGGCGGGGACATCAACGCCTACCTGACGTACAACTCCGACAAGGCCGCATTCGAGTCGCGGCGCGCGCGCGCTATTGCTGCGGAGGCTGGCGTGCGGTTCGGAGAGTCGGATGCGGTTGGGGCATGGGAGACGAACGAGGGCGGGTATTTCCTGGCGGCCGGTGCTGGCGGCGGGATCATGGGCCGCCGCATTTCGGGATGGTGCGTGTACGACGACCCCTATAAAAACAGGGAAGAAGCTGACAGCGATATCGTCAATCAGCGCATCTGGGAGACGCTGACCGAGGTCATCGTCCCGCGTATGGAAGGCGGATCCATCCTCGCGGTGATGCAGCGATGGAAACCCGACGACATGGTTGGGCGCATCGTCGATGAGCTAGGATGGGAATACATCAGCTTGCCGGCGCTGGCCGAGGAGAACGACCCGCTTGGGCGCTTGCCGGGCGAGGCGCTGTGGTCAGAGAATCCACTCTACACCGTCGAAGCGCTCAACAAAATTCGCGACGTGATGGGGGAATGGTCGTTCTCGGCGCTCTACCAGGGACGGCCTAGACCACGCGGGCACAATGTGTTTGGAGTCGAGACATATCGCTCGACTCCGCTGGCAGAGCATCGTCGAATCATCTACGGAGACCCTGCGGCGAGCGACAAGACCACCGCGGATGAAGGCGCGATGCTGCTGCTTGAGTGCGAGGGTTACGGACCCGAGATGCGCTGTCACGTCGCCGACGTGCTCAAGGGACAATGGACGGTGCCCATGTACGCGCGCAAGCTGCGTGGTTTTCAGGAGAAGCACGGCGGTGTTGAGACATGGGTGGAATCAGTTGCGGGATTCAAAGCCGTGGCGCAGATGCTCAAGGAGATCGACCCGGACCTCAAAATCAGGGAAGACTATCCAGAAGGGGACAAGTTCCAGCGCGCCCAGCCAGCGGCTGCTGCATGGGGGAGAACCCCAGGACTGATAACGGTTCCTCCTCCCGAGACGGTAGACTGGGACGTCAAGGCATTCCTGAAGGAAGTGCAGAGATTCACCGGTGTGGGCTCGAAGAAGGATAACCAGGTCGACTGTCTGACCGGCGCGTACAACGTGGCCAGGAAGCACAAGCCTCTTGTCTACACAGGCAGCAAGGGCGGTCTCCACTTTCGCAGATAAGGACTGAGGTCCCCAGCGCCTATACTTCTTGCATGGCGCAAAGTGACACGTATGCCCCAATGCAGGGACGGTATTTAGACATACCCGTACTGCCAGACTGGAGGCGTACGGATTCCGTCGCCGCGATGACGTCTATTATGCAGGAGCACGCCCGTGGGATGTTCATCCGTTCCGCATTGCTTGTGGATGAGATGTGTACGGACGATCGCATTTCTGGCGTTCTGTCTACGCGCATCGGTGGTTTGCTTTGCGCTGATTTGAATTTCAAGCCAGCCAACGATCGCAGGAAATCCATAAAGCTTGCTCAGTTTCTCGGAGGATCCGACGCGAGCGCCGATGACGGGGCCTGGTTACGTATGCTCGATTTAGATACGGCCAAGGCTCTGCTGAAGTGGAAGATCATGCTAGGGGTGGCGGTGGCAGAAATTGTGTGGGAATCCGACGCTACGTCTTGGCTGCCCAAACTTGTAGTCTACCATCCAAGTCACCTGTGGTGGAACTGGGGAAATCGTAGATTTTGCCTTGCTACAAATGGACCAGATCCTACTCAGCCCATTCGTTTCGACAAGCCAGAGTGGATGATCACACTGCCTAGGCCAGAGCGTAAGGAAGAAAGGAACGGCCACTGGTTTGTGTGGGGTAACCAGTCGTCATGGATGCAAGGAGCCATCCGTTCGCTCGGCATGAAGTATCTCGACCGCATATGGAATGAGCGAGATTGGGCTCGCTATAACGAGAAACACGGCATGGCCCTCATTGAGGGGAAAATTCCGTCCGGTGCACCAGCGGAAGAGAAGGCTCACTTTGAGCACGATCTTAACAATCTCAACAACGAACCTGTTGTCATTACGCCTCAGGCGGAAACCGGACAGCCTAGCTACGGCATAGAGTTCCACGAGGCAACGTCGAAATCCTGGGAGACATATCAGGCTCGTAAGCAAACCCTAGACACTGATATTGCCGTTTGCATTCTTGGCCAGAATCTAACCACTGAAGTGAGTGGCGGGTCATTGGCTGCGGCATCTATCCATGAAGGAATACGAATCGATAAAAAGAGAGAGGACGCCGATTTGTATGTCCAAGTTAGACAACAGGTCCTTGTGCCGTGGGTTGATTACAATGTGGGCAAGGGGTGTGGACAGGATCAGGCCCCTTATCCGCATCCGCAAATCAACCCGCCCGAAGACAATGAGTCAGAAGGCAATGCTTTGCTGCTGCTTGGCGAGGCTTGTCAAGCCCTGCAGCGTGCCTATCCTGGTGTCGACGTTCGCGCCATCCTAGAGACACGTGGCATTCCCATCGACGATGATGTTGCGTCCGCGCTTGAAGCGGTCAAGGGAGAGCCAGAGGGAACGCCGCTGGCCGAAAGTGATATTCCGAGTGATATTCCGGATGATGGGAATCGCGTCTCAACCTATGGGAACGAACAAACCGCCAAACCGTTCGCCCTTACGCCTACCGCGCAGGCAAGCATTATCACCGTCAATGAGATCAGGACGGCGAGCGGGCTTCCACTATGGCGAGACGCAGACGGTGATTTAACTGTCTCAGAATTCCAAGCCAAGCATGGCGGCGTGATAGCAGACGCCGTGCGCGCTGAGGATGGAGAAAAGCAAGGAGACGGTGCCCACCTAACGACCGCGTTCTTGACCGCAATTTCCCGGCTCAAGGCCAGCCGCGCAAATGGTCCTGCGGCGCTCAAGCGCGTGGCCAAATATCACGATGCGGTGGTTGAACGTGCGCGCAGGAAGGCCGGCAGTGCACTTGAGCCGTTGCTCGATGAAATCCGCGAAGACTTGACGGCATCCACTGGACCCGACGATCTGAAGAGGCGCATCGTGAAACGGTTCAAGCATCGCGCGAGCCCGACCGAGCTTGCCAAGATCATTGAGCGCGTGAACCTGCTCGGCCACATGACCGGGCGGTCGGACATTCTGAAGGGTCTGTAATGCGATCGGCGTGCTGTGCCGATGATGCCAGCGGGGCGGGCTGATGCTCTGGGATTCACCACCCATCAACTCTATCGATTCGTTGGAACGCTTCGACGCCGCCATCGACGCGATCAAGAAGCGCGATCCTATGCCGAAGGAAGACTGGGATCAGTTGAGCGCGCTGGAGAGAGAAAGCGCGTTCACCGTTTCCCACGTCACCGAGGCCGACGTGCTTCAGGACGTGCTGAATTCTCTACAGTCGGCAGTGGAGCATGGTACAGACTTCGAGCAGTTCAAGGACGATTGCTATGGCCAGCTTGTAAGCTCCTGGGGCGGAGAAATACCTGGCAGGATGGAGACGGTCTTCAGGACGAACCTCGCAGTTTCCTATTCCGAGGGCAGGCATTCCATTTACAGTTCTCCGACGGTAAAGGAAGCGCGTCCATACCTGCGCTGTGACGGAGCCGACGACGACCGTATGTGCGACGAATGTGCCGAGTTCCACGGGGTGATTCGCCCGCAAGAGGACTGGGCTGACGCTACGCCGCCTTACCACTACAGCTGCAGGCATCAACTCACGCCGCTGACCCAAGAGGAGGCCGATGATGAGGGGATATCCGATGAGATGCCAGACGTTGAGCTAGACGGAGATTTTGGGCAGGAACCCAGCAAGGAAGGGGAGAACTGGGACTTCGACCTAAGCCGGTTCGATCCAGAGTTGCGTGAAATACTTGAGGCGAAGCTGGCTGAGTATCGTGGGGGAGACGGTGAATAGCCAAGGGTTGCTACCAAAAATGCCAGATGATAAGAGTAGCCAACGTGATCGCCACACCAGCGCACCAAAGAAGTCCCATCCTCGTTTCCTCCCATTCTAGCTGGCGTGTTCTGCGAGCCTCGGATTGTCCCTCGCCGGTGCGTAGGCACCATCCGTGCGATGGATGGCAGCAGTTGCAGAAGCGACCATTGGCCAATCTCCATGCCTGCTTTTCATCTTCAGTCATTACTGACCACCATGGTTTAGAGTTCATGGCCTTCTCCTTTACGACGGAATTGGAAGAGGGGCAAATCTTTCATGTTCTGAAAGCAAACGCACCGCTCGCACGAAGCCGCTTGGAACTCCGTTGACTGAGAACAGTACATCTGCCCTTCCGAAAACGGCTCGCTGAAATGTTAGGCGGCGCGTGTGCCATCTCAATAGTCGGCGCGCGGCTAGCACTCGTCTTGGGATCGGTGGGTAGGTAGATGAAAGCAGGGAGCGTGGGTTAGATTTGTGCTCAGACATTGGGGCCTTTCTCGATTTGATCGATGAGTGCTCGGGCGTACATTACCCGCGTATCGCAATCCGACAACCCATCCAGGTTAAGAACCACCTTCAGCACGGATAGCAGCCTATTCCGCTGCTCCAAATATTCCTGTGCTCGTTCGTGTGCCTTTGCCGCCATAGCGCAAGCGTCGAGTCTTTCGGCGTGTTCATGAGCGGAGAACGCTCTCTCTTTTTTGATCGCTTCGAGAAGTTCGTCGCGCTCGCGCTTGGTATCTGGTGCGGCGAGGATCATTGACATCGCCGCTGGTGATTGAAACGCAATCTCCCCAGCTCTGAAGACGTTTCTCCCGCAATCGTTGACTTCATGGCACCCTCCAGCCATCACCCATGTGCCATTCACATCTTCAATAGCCAAGACGTGGTGCGATCCGAACGAACGGACGCTCCCTACTAACTGCCACGGTCCAGGTTGCTCGTCGATGATGCTCATAGCATCCCTTTGTTTATCGATCATGGCTTCCATTTCTTTCCACGGGCGTCTGATTCGACGACGTTCACACAACTCTCTACGATTGATGAGCACGGCTCGCCTTCGAGGCCGGCGGCAATCACGGGCGCGCGTCCTTCCGTCCTCGCAACGCCATAAGCTCGGCGTCTCGCTTGCGTTGCTTGTGCGATCTTCCCTTGCTCAAGATCGCGACCGCCCCGTTGAGCCCCTGCTTCAGTTCTCGCAGGATGTCCCTCGCGTTCTTTCTGTTCAAAATCACGGACGCGCCTTACCCGCTCCGCCTTTCTTCGCGGGGACGTGCGGAGTGATCTCGGCTCCCGTCCCGACAAACACCGCATCGTATGGATTGGCGAGTGGCCAATGTCCGTCGCGCGCGAACGCCTCGACGTCGGTTCGGCGCATGCGTGCCCGGCCTTCGATGTTGACTATGGGAACGCCGCCGGCGGCGATGCGTTCTTGCAGCCAGCGCGTCGAGTAACCGATGAGAGCAGCGGCATCGGGGAGGCGTAGGAGGAGGGATGGAGACGACGGGTGGCTTACGGGCATGTGTGGTCCTTTCCGATGAAGGTTTCTACGTCCCAAGGATAGCAGCACACGATAGCGCGCATTAGCGAGCCCGTGTGAATTATTCACGCGAGTGCACCACAACGCATGCGCACTGGCGAACAAAACTAAGTGATTCCAGATGGTTAAGGCCACTCACGCCGCGGCCACACAATGGTCATGTGAGCGAAAAGCGAACGCCAAATCAGCTACAGATAGGGACGATCACGGCCCTGACTGGCCATGCCGCGTTCGGCTTTCCTGGTGTCGAAGATGGTAAGGCACGCGTTGCCCCTACCGAATTTCGCGTGTTCCCCGCCGGAAAGTTCTCGACCACGAAGGGTGACTACTTTTTCACCCCGCTCTCTGCGCAGTCCGTGATGGAGCTTTACGCGTCCCGCGGCAACCCGCTGAAAGGCGACTACGAGCATCAGACCGACGCCGTAGCCATGGGGTTCCCGCCCATCGAGGCCCCGGCGTCCATCATCGAGATGGTTCCCGAGGTTCGCATGGACGCGGCTGGCGCTCCTGAGCTTTGGGTTACCGGAGTCAAGTGGACCGACCGGGCGCGCGGAATGCTCGAATCTGGCGAGTACGCGATGTTTTCGCCTGTTTTCCCGTACGACAAGGAGACCCGCGAAGTACTTGGTCTCCTTCGAATCGCGCTTACCAACGATCCCGCAATGAACTTTTTGGAACCGCTGGTGGCCGCGACCGCCGGCACCATTACTGAGGAGAATCCCATGGCAGACCAAATTACCTGCGCCAAGTGCACCGCCACCGACGCCCATCTCGCTACCCTCAAGGCAGCCAACGAAAAGCTGCTGGCTGACCACGAGAAGCTTGTCGGCGATCACCAGCAGCTGCTGGGCAACCATCAAGCGCTGACTGCTCAGCTCAAGTCCTTCGAGGAATGGGCAGCCGAGGAAGCCGAAGAGCACGAGGATGGCGAGTCGACGTTGACCGCGACTCTTACCGCATCCAACGGAGGGAAGAAGCCAGAGACACGCGTCGTAATTGCAGCTCTATCTAGGAGCTTCAAGCGTCTGCGCGAAGAGCGCACGAAGATCGTCGCCCTGACGGGAAATCCTGATGGTGTGATTGGAACGGTCACCGCATGGGCCGAGCAGTCCAAGGAGTTGGTTGCGCTCAAGGCTCAACAGAAGCAGACGGAGATCGCCACCCTGACGGCTCAGTATAAGCAGAAGGCCGATGCGGCTGTGGCTGGGCGTCTTATGACTCCTGCCAAGAGGAAGGATTGTGACGAGTTCTTGGCCAAGTATGGCGTCGACCAAGCGATGGCCATGCTGAGCGTATTTGTTCCCGATGGGGCGACTCCTCTCGTGAATGGAATCGAGTCTCCTACGCAGCAGCTCAGCCCAAACCTGTTGACTGCCGTGGCAACGCTCACCGCAGGAGAGCTTGAAGAAGCAAGCAAGATGGGAATTTCAGTCGAAGTTTTGGCCGCGTCTAAAGCGGCCACTCAAAAAATGATGGAAGACCGGCGTCGGCAGGCTTCGGGACGCTAATCGAACGATCTAGGAAAGGAATCGATAATCATGTCTACATACAATACGCCTAGCAAAAGCGTCAAGCTGCGCGATGTGCCTCTATATCGAGGTATTAAGGCTGAGCAAGGGCAGCTCATCTGCATCAACACTGCCCATGGGTTCGGCGTCTTTGGTTCGGTTGCCACTACGCTGATTGCGATTGGCGTGGCCCAGAAAACCATCGACAATACCCTCGGTAACGACGGCGATTTGACGGTCCCCGTGAAGAGCGGAGAACTCTATCGCTTCGCAAATAGCGGTACTACCATCGCGGCTGCAAACCGTGGAGCACTCTGCTACATCGTCGACGCTGGATCTGTCGCGCTCTCCGATGGCGGAGGGACTCGTTCCATTGCAGGAGTAATCGAAGACGTCGATACGCAAGGAGTTTGGGTACGCGTAGGGGCTCTTTACGACGCTCTTACCACCGCGGCCTCTACGGCCGTAAGCACCCTGACGACCAACCTGGCCAAGGCCACGACACCGGGAGGCGCCAGCATCGTTGGCCTTTACGATGCCGCGGGAAAATATACGGCGACAACCGTCGAAGCGGCATTAGCGGAAGATGCTGATGCTCGCAGATTGGCAGTCAACGCTGCTGGAAACACGATCGCTAGCGCAGTCGTCCAGCATCGAATTGCCGTTCCTTCTGGCGCGACCGGCACGGTGACGACCACTCTCGATGCCACATTTGGAAAGGTCCTCATTACGGATGTTCACTTCATCAAGGCAGGATCTACGGGCGGATCTTCCGACACGATCAAGCTAACCAATGGAACGAATGACATCACGGACTCGTTCGCCCTAAGCACCAAGGCTGCTGGAGCGATTGTCCGCGCTCTATCCATCTCTCCCACTTACGGAACTGTTGCAGCCGGCGGAACGCTGGTGGCCAACTACACCAACGGAACAACGAGCTGCGAAGGCACGCTCTACGTAACCGGTTTGCGGGTCGCCTAATTGACCCCTGAAGAAAGGACATAGAAACCATGTTCCTCACACGCGACCAAGCATCGGTACTCTTTTACGACTTCAGCAACCGTTTTCAAACGGCTCTCGGTGAAGTCCAAAACCAATGGCAGGGCTACTCATCGTTGATGCCCAGCAGCACCAGGCAAACCCTTTATCACTGGGTGGATCAGGTTCCGAGCCTGCGCAAGTGGGTTGGCGGGAAGGTGAAGCAAAACGCAGCTCTGCGCGACTATGAGCTGGCCAATGAAGACTACGAAGAGACCATCGCCCTCGGTAAGTACGATAGCGCAGATGATATTCGCGGGGCTCTAGCCCCTGTCGTCACCATGCAGGGCAATGCTGCCGGTAGGTGGCCAGACGAGGTTATGACATCCGCAGTTGTCAACGGGACAACTCGTCTTTGCTTCGACGGGCAGGCATTCTTCTACGCTAACCACCCGGTGTCCATGGACGATCCTTCTAGGGGCGTCTATTCCAACAACCTCGTTGGGGCATCGTACAACCTGCTCGGCAACGATCCGATGAGCGTGTGGCAGGCTGCCAGCGAGACGATGTCAGGATATGTTGGTGCCAGCGGAGCTCCCCTCGGGTTGATCGCTGACACACTGATGGTCCCTCCGAACATGACTCGCGCTGCCCTGTCGGTGGCGAAATTGGATATCGTTCCCCAGACGTTTACTGCGGGCGGAAACATCTCGGCCGCAGCTGGTGTGTCGAACATCTACAAGGGGACAATCAATGTGATTGTTAACCCGCGCATGCCTCAGACCAATCCTTTCGGCGTCGTGATGTGCACGAGCCTTGGAATCTTGCCATTTATCTGGCAGCTTCGTCAGAGCCCGGTTTACATTCCCCAAACAGATCCAAGTCTGTCGCAGCCTTTCTACGAGAAAGAATTCGTTCATGGAATCGAAGCCCGTGGCGCCGGTGGCTACTCGCTTCCGTTCCTCGCCATTCGAGTGGCTCTTTCCTAACGAGATCCTGTCCTGGGTGGGCGCCTTCGTGGCGCCTATCTAGGCCGTCTTAAATAAACGAGAAAGGACATCATGAAGTATCTAGTGCGTGGCCCGCATAGGGACAAGTTCCCGTACTATTTCGTTGCTGGTCGTGGGTGGACGAGTACGGAGGTTGTGGTTGAAGTTGTTGACGGAGACGTCGAGCCAACTCTCGACAATGGCACCGACAACAACGGAACTGCGCTCAAGCGGTTGGATCCTCACAAGATGATCAGAACCTCTCTTGATGAAATCAGGCGAGATCGACAAATGGTTGTCAGGCCGATCGACGAGACGGGCGGCGCGGTCGACGAAAAGTTGGACATTCCAGCGTTGCTCAAAGAAAATGATGACCTCAAGATAGAGGTGTCGTTATGGAAAGACGAGTGCGCTGTTCTCAAGAAGCAGCTCGCGGATTTGGGTACGCGTCTTGTTGAGACCACCGCTGTCCAAGAGGCCGCGAAGAATCCTACAGGAACTCCCGTCAAGGGGCAGAAGAAATAGAGTCGACCTGTGTCCAGCTACTGCACCACCGATGAGTTGGCCAGATTTGGGATCAGGTCCGACGCTCTGAGGGGCATTGATGTAGACGATCAACAGGGAGCCATTGACTCTGCCAGCGCCGAGATAGATAGCTACATCGGATCGCAATACACTTTGCCACTCGTCGCTTGGGAAAGTGACTTGCGCCGAGCTTGCGCAAAGATGGCCGTTTGTGACTTGCTTATGGTGCGCGGAGTAAATTCCGCGCACCCTAACGATGATCGGCTCTTTGAAGATCGCCAAGAGGTCGTCAAATGGTTGACCAAGATAGCCAACGGTGACCTGTCTCCCAGGTTTACAGATTCATCGTCTGGGGCACAAGTCGGGCGCCAAAGTGGAAGCGTGCAAGTCAGCTCGAATTGCAGCCGTGGATACAGTACTGCTTCAGGAGATCGTTTGCCGTTTACCGGAGGCGGGAGACGCTGATGCCCATTAGCATCGACTCTGGCGCTATGGATGAGGCCAAGGCCGCACTCGCCAGCATGGCATCAAAAGATCGCTGGCTTGGCGAGCTTGCGATGCGCGTATCTGCCGGAGGCATGAAACTTGTAGCTGACGAGTTCAAGACTTCGACCGACCCATACGGGACCCCATGGGCGCCACTGGCTAGGCCTAGGACGAGGGACAAGCGGGCGGCTCGACGTGCGATAGCCAAGGGGAAGAAGCCCCGCGGACCTCAGGTGCTTGTGAACACAGGAAGGATGCGCGGCAGCGCCGGGGCGTCTCCGAATGGGCAAGAGGCCAGGGTCGTGGTGCCCACTTGGTACGCGCGCTTCCATCAAGATGGAAGCGTGCGCATGCCTCAGCGAATGATTCTGCCCCGTGAAGGGGACCTACCGGCTCGATGGGAAGAGATGGTCGGCAGGGAAAGTAAGACCTTCATGGCTCAGCGATTTGGAGTTGAGGCGTGAGAGCGCAATCCACCATAAGCGGGATCATGGTTGATGTTCTTACCGAGCTTCGGTCTCTCGCAGACTCGATGGGCTTCGCAGATTTGAACATCTACGGCCCGAGGGATGATGGCGCCAATTCTTCGCCGCCTGGGATTTGGTGGCGTCCAGAAACAGAGAAGTGGACCCTGGGCCAACACCGAGGGTCAGCCGGCGATCCGTCTGGGTTATGGGCGCGCGAAATACCCGTTCGCATCGTCATCTTCGGAGGCGAAAACGCCGATGTCCCTCAAAACGATCAGGAGCCTTCCGTCGGGGCCGGGACCTTTGCTTTCGCAACCGACAAAACCGAGGCGCTCCTTGAACTCGTCGTTAACGCTTTTCAGCGTAGGTGTTCCCAGCAGAGCTACCAGATAATCGACGGGGGATGGGGACCAGCATCAAGGACCGGGATAGGTCTGTCCTACGATGTTGTTGTCCAGCTAAGGCTACCCCTGGTGCGCATTGATAATCCAACTGTGAAGCTCATGGGCATCAAGCTTGAAAAAATCGATTTCGAAACTCAGGTGAGCAATGTCTGAACTAGACGTCACAGAAGGCGCGGAACATGAGATCACTCCGGCCGTCGCCTCGGATGAACCACTGCTGGTAAGAGCCGTAGATTTGGCGCGCGCCGCCGGCATGTTCCCCAAGCTTTTCCCTGGGCCTAAGTTGCGTCCAGCGACGGAGAACCCTAAAGCGTGGCTTTACGATGCCGCCAAACTCCGCGGACTTTCAGACGAAGATCGAATCACTCAACAGGACTTTGACAAGCGGATCGCTGAAGTCAGCACCGTGATAGTTCGATAGGAGCTACCAATGAGCATTCCTAGCGTAAGAATGAATTTTCTCGACGGTGGTCTGGGGATAATTTCTCCCGGTCCAGGAGGGGCGCAGGCTAAGGTAGGTGTCTCGCTGATCGGAAACGTCAACACAATTTATCCTGTGGCGAATGGGAATACCATCAGTAGCACGTTGGGCGGCGGCCCACTGGCGGAAGCTGCGGCTGCCATTTGCGATGTGACAGGAACAACGGTCTACGCTGTTCCATGCCCGATCGTTCTCGCCGGAAGCGTGGGCGCATGGACGCATACTGGTAGTGGCGCTGGCGTCGTGAGTGCCACGTGTGCCCCGCACCAGGAAATACTGGTGAGTGTTTCCACAGCAGGGGCGATCGGAACCGCTGCGTTTCAGTTTTCTGTAAACGGAGCGGCATACGGCGCCCCCGTCACTTCGGTGACTGGAACCACTTGGGCGTATGGAGTTCCTGGAACTTTCTGCACGCTGACGTTTGCGGCCGGATCGTATCGCCAAGGAGACGTCTACACTATTCCTGTTACCGGGACCGTTAGCGCTTCTGTCCCATCCGGCGGGCCATCAACTATTTCTCAGGTGTCATCTCC